ACTCGGCTCACTATCAAAAAGTTCCAATTGGACAGTTAAGGACGACTGCATGAGCGATAAATTATCAAACACTGTTACCAGCACTTTCGATGATGATCTATACCTATTTGCTAAACGTGATTCTGAGCTTATGGGCCTTGAAATGTCTGCGTACATTAGAGTCACCTTTCTTGAGATTCGTAAAAAGCGTTTTGCTGAAATTAGGTTATTCCAAGACCTTTTACCGAATCAAGAAATAGAATAAATAGATTATATAGGTCATATATGGATCATCATTTTGACGTTCAAGAAGCGGTTATATACGGAGTTGAAAAGGCTGTGATGCTCAATAACTTCCGCTTTTGGCTGACTAAAAATAAAGCCAACAATCACAATAATATTGATGATTATTTCTGGACGTTTAACTCTGCTTCGGCCTTGGCTGAAATCTGGCCTTACCTAAATGCAAAGAAAATAAGCCGACTTTTAAAAGAATTAGAGTCGGCTGGCGCACTGATTACTGGCAACCATAACAAGGCTGGATATGATCGAACTAAATGGTATTCAATGCCAGAATTTAGCTCCAAAGCCGCACCAATACTCATTTCCCAGAAATGCGAAATGGATTTCCCAAATATGAGCAATGGATTTCCCAAATCTGAGCAACCTATACCATATAAAAAACCATATAAAAAACCAGATATAAAAACTAAAACGTCAGCAAAGCTGAAGTTTGATGATAAAGACTTAGATTTTGTTGATCGTATGTATCAGTCATTGCTAGTTCAAGACCCTATATTTAAGAAGCCAAACTTAAAAAAATGGGCAGACACGATAAGAAAGATTCGTGAAATTGATAAGCGTGATTACGACACGATTGCAAAGGTTTGGACGTTCGCTCGTAACGATTCATTTTGGCAGGACAATTGTTTATCTGCTTTAAGTCTAAGAAAGCAATTTCAGAAACTTTATTTATTATCAAATAAAAAAAATAAAACGAATGGAGATTATTCCAATGGCTATGGCAAACAGCAATCAGCTCGCACTTCAAGTTATGAACAACAGCTCAAAGCAGCAAAAGAAACAGTCGCCATTCATGGCTAGTCATGTGCGGATAATGGCTGAACTGTGGGTAAGAATGGATGTTCTATGGCCTAATTTATGGATCAGCATAAACCAGCTAGCAACGATGGATAACCCGAAGTTTGTCACTTGGTGTAGGAAGCTAGAGCATTTAAGTCTATCTGAATTTGGGAGAGGCTTTGACAATATTGAAGAGGCGAAGGCTGTTGCGGCACAAAATAAAGAGACAAGCTACCCGCCTGATTACGCCACTTTTATTGGTCATACTCGCAAATCAGCAGATGTAACAGCATCTATGCAAGCGATACAAGCAAGATCAGCACCCTTGATGATTACGAAACAATTAAGCGAATCAGAACGCGAATACGGAACACAACAAGCAGAAGCATTAAAAGGACTTTTTAAATGATCATAGGTGAAGAAAGCGTTAAGACTCAAGTTTTAGAAAAAGCCGTTATTTCAAGCATTTTGGCAGGCTCTAGGCGGTTAAGTGAAAAGAATAGAAAGACAGCCATTGATAACGAAGTAAAGCTATTGCGTCACCATCGAGAGCTTGGTCATCAAACTGATTTTGAAAAGCAGCGCAGCCTAAAAACAGAACGTCTTTTATTAAGTGAGCATAGACGCTGGAACATGACAAAAGGGTACATGAGTGTCGCCTTGGATTTGGATTTATTATGAAAGATTACCTAGCCCCTGCTAAGGCCGTAAGCCCTTTCTCAGAAGCGAAGCTAGAAGCATACCTATCAGCAGGCAATACTATAAAAGATTGCTCACATGGCGAATCTGGCGGTATGCCAACGATGTACAAAGAGATGATCAGTAAAGCAGTCAAAAAAGCAAACAATAAAAGGGGAAAAGATGAGTGATATAAAAAAATTAAACAATATTATCAACGGCATTTTAAAGATTAGCGAATATAACCTAACTTTAGATGAAATTAGATTGATTTTTTTAATTATGGAAAAAGGAAAGGTTAATCGTTCAGATATATGCGAAAACCTATCTATGTCAAACCCGTCAGTTAGTTGGAATGTCGCAAAACTCTGCGATCAAAAAAGGTTTTTTGTAAAAAATAGAGTAGGTATTTTAGAAATACAAAAAAGTGAAAACAATGAAATAAATTTTGTTAATTTTTCTAAAGAAGGACAGAAATTAGTTGACAGTGTTGGCAAATTTATTCAGGAGAAAGCTGCATGATTCATGAAAACAGCAGGGCAGCTATGGAATCAATCGCACCGCTTACAGGCGCGGCTAGGATTGAGGTTTTAAAGGTCATTAAAAATCATGGCCCGATTACTCGACAGGACATTGGCGCAACGCTTGGATGGGAAATTAATCGCGTTACAGGGCGAGTGCGTGAACTGCTCGACAAAAACAAGATTATTGAGGCAGGGGATGATAGAAGCCACTCAAAAGCTCGTAGATTATTGAAGGTGGCTGTATGACTGCGTTAACAATTGATGAATGTAAAGAGGTGATCAGACTCCATTACAGTGGTAAGCCAACGTGGGCAATATCTGCCCAGCTTAAAATCAGTAGTGGGCATATAAAAGCGATTCGTTATTGTAATAAATTGCAGTATCCATTGACTGATTATTTAATCATTTTTGACAAGCAATCTAGGGATAGGCCGATTGATGAAAAGCCTTGCTCTTGGGATATTCGATTAAGCATGAGGCTTGCCAGACTGCCTTTTAGTAAATGGGCAGAAGCTATATGAGTGAAGTTATTTTTAACGTGGATAACAAAAACGTATCGGGCATGATTTCCCAGATATGCGCCATGATTAATAAAGGCTTATTTATTGGCCCAGTTGAGGTGGTTCTTAGGCGCAAATCCAGAAGTCAAAGCCAAAATAAAAAGATGTGGCCCATGCTTTCTGACATTACTAAACAGGTGGATTGGTATCAACAAAATTTGGATGAATACGATTGGAAAGTTATTTTCCTTTGCTCATTATTTAATCAGAGGTCTGTACCCAGCATTGATGGTGGTTTTGTTGGCCTCTCTCGCGGAAGTAGTCGGCTAAACAAAAAAGAATTTTCTGACCTGATTGAGGTGATTTACGCCTTTGGCTCGGAAAGAAATGTTCAGTGGTCAGAACCTTCACTTAAAATTTATAACAGCTACAAAGAAGCCGCTTGATAAAAGAATCTACAAAAGCAAAGGCAATCAAAATGCTAATTGCTGGTAGAAGCTACGTTGACATTGAAAAAGCAACGGGTGTTAAGAATGTCACTTGTAGAAGCTGGAACATGAAGCGTTTGAAAGGCATTACAAGCCTCACAGAGATTCGACAAAGCTGCCGACACGATAGCGGAGCCATGTATGAACTCGCAGAAATAAACAAGGGATGGGACACTGCAATGGCCCTTGATCTACTGCGCTATAAATTTACAGATTTTCCCAGATATTTTGAGCAGAAAGAATGAAAAAGGCAGAGCGTTTGTATCTTGGTGATGTGGCAAGCATGGGGTGCGTTGTTTGCAGAAATTGCGATTGGGGAGAAAGCCCAGCCGAGATACATCATATAAGAAACGGGCAAGGCATGAGCCAACGCGCAAGCCATTATGAAGTGATTCCGCTATGCCCAGCACATCATAGAACAGGCGGTTATGGTATTGCTATTCACGCTGGTCAGGAAGAGTGGGAGGCCGCTTGGGGAACAGAAAGAACACTCTTAAATCAAACCATTGATGATGTTAAATCATTAAGGGGGCAGATCATTGGGCGTTAGCAAAGCAGAGGAATATTTAGCCTTGCAGATACGGGCCGTTAAACTGCCAGAACCATTGCGTGAGCATCGTTTCCATCCAACAAGGAAATGGCGGTTTGACTTTGCATATCCAGAGCATTTATTGGCTATAGAGGTTGAGGGTGGGGTATGGTCGGGAGGTAGGCATACAAGGGGTTCTGGCTTCACTAATGACTGTGAAAAATACAACGCAGCATTGATGAATGGGTGGCGTGTTTATCGCTGTACACCCGACATGATTAAGAAGGGAATTGTTGTGGCAGATTTATCAATTTTATTGGGGAAATTATGACAGGTAGACCGCTATTTGATGTGAATTGGGATCAAGTGGATGAGTTGTGTGCTATTCAGTGTACAGGTGAAGAGATTGCGGGCGTTTTGGGCTGTGATTACGACACCTTGGCAACTGCTTGTAAACGTGAAAAACATCTCGCTTTTTCGGACTATTTTAAGCAAAAGGCCAGTAATGGCAAGATGAGCTTGAGGCGCACTCAATATACTACCGCTATGGAGGGCAATCCTACAATGTTGGTTTGGTTGGGTAAGAACTGGCTAGGCCAGACGGATAAGCTAGAAACAGCAATCACTCAGCTTCCCCCGATTGAAATTGAGTTGTATGCGGCTGAGTAAACCACAAAGCGAAGTCTTTCGTGATGATACCCGCTTTAGAGTGATGGTCGCAGGCAGACGCTTTGGAAAGACTCATTTGGCTATTGTTGAATTAGTGCGCCAAGCGTTGATAGATAACAAGCGACACTGTTGGTATGTGGCCCCGACATATAAAGCCGCAAAGCAGATTGCTTGGGAATTACTAAAAGAATTCTTGCCTTTGGAGTATATCGACAAACGCAACGAGAGTGAGCTATCAATAAGACTGCTTAATGGCTCTATGATCTCGTTAAAGGGGGCTGACAATCCAGACTCTTTGCGAGGTGTTGGTCTTAACTTCATCGTGCTTGATGAGTTTGCTGACATGAAAAATACGGCATGGACTGAAGTATTAAGGCCCACACTATCAGATAAAGGCGGTTCTGCTTTATTCATTGGATCACCCAAGGGACGCAATCACTTCTATGATCTTTGGACTGATGGGGTAGACGGGCGTGAGGAATGGACTAGCTTTCAGTTCACTACTTTGGATGGGGGTAACGTCCCAGAAAAAGAGATTGAATCGGCAAAGCGTGATTTAGATGAGCGCACTTTTAATCAAGAATATCTGGCCCAGTTTGTTAACTACTCAGGCATTATCTATTACAACTTTGAGCGCGAGAAATCAGTCAAGAAATCAGAAGCGCACTCGCTCATGCCGCTTCACATAGGAGTCGACTTTAACATTAACCCAATGTCAGCCGTTGTGTTTATCAGAGATAAGAATGACCTTTATGCAGTAGATGAGATTGTCATACATGGATCAAATACAGATGAAATGGCAGATGAGATTCACCACAGATACCCAAATAGACCGATTACTATTTACCCTGATCCAGCAGCTAGGCAACGCAAGACAAGCGCAGGCGGCAAGACTGATTTATCCATCCTAGAAAACGCAGGCTTTACAGTCAAAGTCAGGCCAGCACATACGCCAATCAGGGACAGAATTAACGCAGTCAATAGCAGGCTAAAGACTAAATCAGGTGATCGACATTTGATTGTTGATCCAAAATGCAAACACGTTATTAGAGGTTTAGAGAGGCACACTTACAAAGAAGGAACTTCTCAGCCTGATAAAGATTCGGGGTTCGATCACATGAATGACGCTCTTGGTTATTGTGTGGATTATCTATTTCCAGTGCGTAAAGAAAGCACACAAAGACAGCCAACTAGGTGGACATAATGGACAGCATCACAAAAACGCATGACGTATATAATTTGAACGCCCCAAAATGGGAGTTCTTTTTACGCAGCTACATGGGTGGCAATGACTATCGAGATGGTAATTACCTACTCAAGTATATACTAGAAGATAAGCATGAATATCAAAAGCGGATTGACCTTACGCCACTGGATAACCATTGCAAGAATGTCATTAACATTTACTCATCGTTTATCTGGCGTTTACCTCCCACTCGTAACTTCGGGAACTTAATAGAAGATCAAGCCCTTAATTCATTTCTTAAAGATGCTGATATGGATGGTCGCAGCCTTAACGCGTTTATGAGCGAGGCCCAGATGTGGTCAGGCGTTTATGGTCATGTGTGGTTGATCATGGATAAGCCTAACGTTATTGCTAACACAAGAGCCGATGAATTGGCCCAAGAGGTTAGACCTTATCTGACTTTAATCACGCCAGAAAACGTTTTAGATTGGAATTATGAAAGAGCCTTAAATGGGCGTTACGAGTTAACCATGCTCAAGGTGCGCGAGTGGGTAGAAGATGAGGATGCTTTCTATCGCATTTGGACAAAGGAAACCATCAAAGGCTATGAGGTGATTGGTGATGAGGCCAAGCTAGTTGAGACTATGGACAACCCATTAGGCGTGATTCCAGCCGTTTGTTTATACGGCAATCGCTCACCTATTCGCGGGATCGGTCACTCTGACATAACCGATGTGGCGTATATGCAAAGGGCAATCTATAACGAGCTATCGGAAATCGAGCAGTTGATCCGTATTAGCAATCATCCTAGCTTAGTGAAGTCGGTTGACACAGATGCAGGGGCAGGGGCAGGCAGCGTGATTGAAGTCTCAGATACCGACTCTATTCAGCCCTATTTACTTCAACCCAGTGGCGGCAACTTGGATGCAATCAGAGCCAGCATTACAGACAAGGTTGAATCCATTAACCGAATGACTCACATGGGCGCAGTGAGGGCCACAGATGCTCAAACTAAGTCAGGCGTAGCATTGCAAACTGAGTTCCAATTACTTAACGCCAAGCTGTCTGAAAAGGCTGATCTATTAGAGTTGGCAGAGGAACAATTATGGAATCTGTTTTCTATGTGGCAAGGCGTAACCTCAGAGATCACGATTGATTACCCTGATACGTTTGATCTGCGCGATTACGGAACCGAGCTTGAGTTTTTACAACGAGCCAAGGCTTCTGGCGTTAACAGCCCTAGATTTAATAAGGGCGTTGATAAGGCCATTGCAGAACTTGTATTGAGTGATGATGATTTAGCCCAAGCAACCATAGAAATTGATGCCGCTAGAACTCTTGGTGAATTCAGTCA